TTTATTGACTTTATGCTACGTGGTTCAGATGGTAACTATGTATTTGCACATCGTATTCGTAACAGTAACGTAAACACAGAAGCTTATATGCGTACTGGTAACATGCCGGTGCGTTATGAAGTTCAAAACGAAGTTAGCAGCGGCAAATTGCGCAGTTCAATTACTGCTACTCAAAATACAATACCATTAGTTGATGCAAGCACATTCCCTGACGAATCAGGATATGTTTACATCGATAACGAAATTATTGCGTTTACAGGAAAGAGCGGAAACACACTAACTGGTTGTACTAGAGCAGCTTCGTTGCCTCAGTTCAGTGGCGGTTCAACTAGATTGTTTAAAGCAGGTAATGCTTCAACACATGAACTGAATACAGGTGTTGTATTAATCAGTAATACAATTACTCCAATTATTAGTCACTGGGGTTCTGCGTTCTTAACAGACGGACGCTTTGACGAAGATCGTGGATACATTTTTAACTATGCATCTACTGGTATTCAAGCATCAACTACAAAACAAACAGCGTTCTTAATACGATTAGCACCTAGTGTTTCAAACGCTCAGGTCGGAGACTTGGGTGATAAGGAACTTATTAACCGTGCTCAGTTATTGTTACAAGCGATTGAAGTTACGTCAGATACTGGTACAGGTGGTTTAGTTGTTGAAGGTATTTTAAACCCACAAAACTATCCAGTTGACCCAACAGCTATTACTTGGTCTGCATTGAATACTTCAGCAGCAGGTGGGCAACCTTCATTTGCACAAGTTGCACCAGGTGGTTCTGTTAGCTGGTCAGGCGGTGCATCAACAACAACATCTACTGCTACAACAACTACAACATTAAGCGGTACTGCTAGTGTTCCAAACAGCGCATTGTTTACAACAAACAGCGGTACGAACATTATCTATGTTACAAAATCAAGTTGGGATACATTAGGCGCAGCAGCAGGTTTTGCAGTCGATTCGAGTGAAACACGTTTTCCAAGTGGTACAACTGTTTCAACAATTACATCTAACCCTTCGCCGGTTGCAACAACATTAGGTCTAGTAACAGGCTCTGCAACAGTTCCGCCAAGTCCGTTCTTTAGAACAAGTGCTGGATCAACTACACTGTATGTTACACAAGCGAGCTGGACTACACTAAACGGTTCAATTGGAACTTCTGTTTATAGTAATGATTATCCAGCAGGCACAACTGTTAGCAACGTTGCAGGTCCAGCAGTTGCAGCAGGACAAAGTTATTATACTTTAACTATGAGTGCCGGTGCTAGCGTTCCACATAACCCGGTTGTTTCTAGTTTAGCAACATATTATATTATTGCATCAGGAACACAGGTTACATTGTATTTTAGTGCAGCACAAACGTATGCACCGTACGGTCCTGGAGATTCGATTACTGTTAGCGGTAATGCATCATTCCCAACCATTAATGGAACATTTACAGTAACTTCTTGTACTACTACAACAGTTGTTTATAGCTTAGTAACCGCAGCAATTAACTCTGCTAGCAATGGTAACGTTGTTAACTCTGGTACATTAAACACAGTTTCGTTCTATGTAACAGGCCAGGCCGCACAAAACGCAACTAGTCTAAACTTTACACAAGCAAGTTGGGCTGCATTACCAATTGGAACAGCGGTTGTAGGACAAACAACAAACGATACCGGTAAGTTTGCTAACGGGACTACTATTAGTGCAATTAGTGTATTAAAAACATTTAACGGTGTAAACTACTATACAGTATCATTTAACTCTGGATTATTAGCTGCCCAAGCAATAAGTCAAACTGTAACATTCAACTACATACCGTATTATGCTATTGGTTTAAGTAAGAACGCTACATCGCAAGTGTTATACAACACTACAGTTCCGTTTACTCCTGCTATTATCGGTACTAACACTTCTTTCTTATACTTTACGAAAGCAAGTTGGGAAACACTAGTTAATAGTTACAACGCAGGCGCAGGCACAACAGTAGCTGATCCTACAAAGTTCCCAAGCGGTACATCGATTCAGTCAGTGACTACATTACAGAGTTTTGGTGGTACGCAATACTATCGTGTTAACTTTACACAAAGTTCGATCACTTCTATTGCAGGTGGAGCAACTATTACGTTCCAATTTGGTTTACCACCATATGCGTTGCCAGGCGAAACAGTATTTTCGTTCATTGCAGCACCGGGTGCTATTTCAAACTTAGACTTGTCTAACTTAAAAGAATTGACTAATACTGCAATCGGCGGCCGTGGAACATATCCAAACGGTCCTGACGTATTAGCTATTAACGTGTATAGAACTTCTGGTAGTGCTATTTCAACTAACGTTATTATTCGTTGGGGTGAAGCTCAGGCTTAATCAATAATGTTAATAATATCAAACACTGTTTGAAATTTATTACGTATTGTTTTGTTTGAGAAACTATTTCGCAGACCTTGATGCAAGGGTTTTGGAGCATAATCAATTGTGCTCCAAGCCCAAGCACAATGTTCATCACTTAGTATTGGAACAAACTCGTCTTGAATTACGCACAAGTATGTGTGGAAATTAAAAACTTTGTCGTTACTAACAAATGTTTCAAGGGGAATAGTTTTAATAATTGTAGGAATAGATCCAATTTCTTCTTGCACTTCTCTTTGTAAACCCTGCCAAGGATTTTCGTTTTGAAGATTAGTACCTCCTACTAATCCCCAAGTTCCTTGATGTTTACCTCTAGCTTTTTGTAACAAGAGAAACCGCTTTGTAGACTTTGCATAAAACAATGCACCGCTACAAACAATACGATCTTTTATAGTACTATTTTCCATTTACCAACCGAATATCCGCCTTCAAATGATTTAGCCCAGTACACGCCATTCCATGCGTACTGTACTCCACTGTATATATTCGTTTGATATAAGAGGGTATTTTCTTCTTGAGTTGCTTCAAAAATAATATGCCAAGCATTACCGTCCCACTCGATAATGTCGTTTGCGTGTGCTACAAAATCAACACCTGAGTTAGATTTCCAAGCATCTGGCCCGTCATCATTCGTACTAACCCATTGCCCGTCGATTATCTCTCCTGCACCGATATCTTCAACAATTAAAAATCTATCCCCCGCAACTACATCTTGCATTCCGTGACCTGGGTAGACTTTTTGTGGATCAATAATAGCATCAAATGTTCCTGGACTTCTTGTTCGAACGCTAGTATATCCGTTATATTCATTAATATTCGTGTTTGAAATTAAGGTATCAGTGTCCCAAGTAATAGTTATTTTGCTAGTATCGAGTGGGTTAATAGCAAACGTTCCTATAATCTGAGTTCCATTTGGTTGTGTTAAGTAGATAGTCGAAGAACCAGCTTTGTATTTTCCAGGATACATATTAAACACTTCTTCCCAGGAAAGTGCTGCACCTTGTCTAGTTGGTATTTCTAACGTAACTTCTCTAGGCAATGTATTTTCGCCTTCATTTAAGATAATAGCTTGATTGTTATATACTTCAATACTATAGTTGCCGATTGTTACAACATCTTGACTTAGTACGCTTGATAATGATGTTGTTGGGCCAGCTAACGGTTGTCCTAGTCCGTCAATATATTGATTAGGATCAGTGTATGCTGATTCATATAGACTAGTTATAATATTTGTAATAACACCAAGGTGTTTAACTTTAACAGGCGGACTAATCCAGATAGGAGTATCTAAAGTTAATGTAGCAACGTCGATTGGTGTATCAACACCTACTGGAACAGAACGAGAGCTCCATGTTAATTGTCCTAAATTAAGAACAGTTAAACTAGTCCAGTCAATGTAATTGTCAGTTGTTTGTAATTCTAAACTTGGATTAAACAACACTAATAATTGTTCTAATACTTGAAGTTTTTGATCTGTGTTTGCAGTCCAAATGTCGCACTTCATTGTTAGTTTAAACGGTGTAGGCATTAAACGTTCAACTGTATAGTTACGTCCTTGACCTTGTGTATAATACCCGTCAACTACATCGCGTTCTCTAACGTGAACGTTTCCTGTATATGTTGCATCTGCTAAACGCTCGCGATCCATTTGTAGATCAGAAACATAAATGCTTATACGAGGAACGCTACTAACTACGTTTTCTGAATTTTGACGTATAATGCTTGCAGCTTGTCTATCAGCATCTCCGTACATTACAGGAATGCGATGAAT